ATTGTCTGTTACTTTATATTGGGCGTTCGATGGAGTCGTTAAAAACTCTGATGGCCTAATAATCTTTACATCTTCATTATATAATGCCTTAAACAAAATCTCAAAACCTCTGTCAGTTCCTTTACTCAGGTAAAAATCTTTTGCATTCTTGATGAAAATATTTTCATTTAGATTTTCAGCAAATTGTCTATTTTCTAATCCTGGAATAAGTTGTATTTTTGTTTTTGACAAAAATTCCTTAAGAAAAAGGCAACTTAAATTTACAATTTCTGCTCCAGACTCATGTGAAGAAGCTTCAGTGGACTTGAATACAAGTTCTTCTGAATTTATCTCTCCTTTATATGATTCTATGCCACTAAATCCTCTAATGCACCCAGTAAACGAAAAATCAGTTTTCCCAGTATATGTTATGATCTCATCTCCAATTTTTAAGAGACCATATGAATCTGGAAACTGATTTGTTCCGGTATATGACTCTGTAGCATCTACCGTAATGACCGTATCGTCAAAATCAATGCCAGATGCTAATTTTGCAGAATATGACAGATTTGTAATGTTATCAAGTTTGACATATTTGTCAATATTTTGAATTAAATCAATAGGTGCTCCTTGATATTCCTGAGCAATATAATACTGCTTCAAAAACTCCGATATTAGAGGAAAATCGTTCCTAACATAGGTTGGTAATTGATTTTGAACAATATTATTGAATTGGATTCTTTTTTCTGACATATTCTTTATCTATCTGTCTTTAATATGATGATCCGGAAGATCTCGATCCGGGATTTGTGGTTCTATTAGAAATTGATTGATTTGTTGGCGGCACATCTCCTCCCCGAGTACTTGTGTTAGTTATATTAGATCTTCCACCAGATCTAACAAGATTTCCATCCGGATAACTTGAAGATACAATATAACTGGAAGCAGATGGGTCCAATCCTGAAGAAATATCGTCAACAATAGTTTCAAAATTGCTGCTATTAATATCTAGTTGCAAATAAAGGTCCTGTAATCCAACAACGTCGTTGGATTTTGGAGAAACGGATATTTCAACAATAGTTTGACCATCTTTTATCTTTCCAGATACTATATTAATGGGATTTATTGTTATGATGCCCCTTACATAATCAATTCTACCAATATTTCTTCTTATGATAGTGGGATTTTGGGAATTTTCTGCCGGTAAGGTGAAAAGAAACAAAGATCCAGTTCTTCGATCAAAATTTGGAAGGTCTGATATATAAACATCCGCGTCAAATCCATTAATTCTAAAAGCAGATGTTTTAATATTAAATCCTTCTGAAAATTTAACATAAAATTCGTTACCAAAACCTATTGAGTACTCTGCAATAGTATTAAGAGCAACTCTAAGGTCTCTTCTGATGTTTATAGTCGTGATATTTGATGTTATCGACTCATGACTGTCATCTATTATCTTTAGAAACTTACTATATTTTAATCTCGCCCCATATTTATTTAATTCTGTCGATTCTGCGTATTTATTTGCATTATTTTGAACAATGCTCGAAACATAAGACGGATTTGGAACTAAATTTGAGTTATAATAGACTTTTGAGTCAATCTCAACATAAAGATACTTCAAATCTAGGATTTCTGGAACAATTCCAGCAACTGCATACTTTTTTAATTTGAGTTTTATGTTTTCTTTTGCCAAATTTGATAGAAAATCGCCCGTTCTTGGTTTTATGCTTATAAAGACCTTACCATATTGTGGGGGAACCACCTCTTCTCCACCAAAAACTGAAATTGATTCTGTTTCTGGGTAAATTTTTGATGGAATTAGGGTTTCATAGTCATCAGAAGTGACAGCTCTATTCTGAGTTGCATATATTTTTGGTGCAAACTTACGAATTGACTCTACACTTTCAATATTTTGTCCTCCAGAGGATGGCGAGATGGTAGTTACAAGAGAAATTCCTGTTGTTACTGTATATTCTGTCCCATTTCTATTATATGAGAGTCTTCCAGAGAAAGAAAACTGATTGACACCATTAGAAGAGTCTCCATTTGATGAAATATAATCAATTGTTATGAAATTACTCTCTTCTAAAGCATGTCCGAAGATACCATCACCAAAGAAAATCTCATATCTCTCATCTTCAATCTCTTGTAGGAAGAAAATTTTAGAATCTGAACCAATTTCTAGTAAATTGTCCTTCAATGTATACTTAATTTTAGATGTAGATTGCTCATTACTCTTGACTGTGACATTAATGAGGTCAGTATCGATACCAGAATTGGGTAAAATAAATCTTTGATTTGGATTTCTCGATGTAAATGTGAAATTTGACGTTAAAAGAATCCCCTCATGAATGATCACATCGTCAAAAGACGCAATTCCATCGAAAACTGGCACTGTTATATCTTCTGTTATTGAAAAAACAAAAGAACCTCCTCCAAATCTTGATGATGAGGTAGCAATTGGACCCCTTTTGAGAGTAATAGATGCTGGAGGAGGTGAAATACTGGTAGCATCAACGAAAAAACTAATAACAGCACTTGCAGATTTTCTAGATCTTGGTAAATATCCTATATTTTTTGCCAAAGATACGACATTTTCTCTTAATGTCGCGCTATCAATGAAAACTTCATTTGCAACCATGTTAGCATTATATGAAGTGATGTACGTATTGTAAGCTAATACATCAAGAATTGACGAAAGATTCGACCCGTCAAAATCATAATCGGTAAAATTGGAGTTAGATTTTAAGTAATCTCTTAGAGATGTTTTAACCTGATCAAAATCTAGGTTAGAAAAGTTGACTAGTGGCATTTTTTACCGAATTGGTTGCAATACAAATTGTAATTCTTGTGATGGAACATCAGCTCCTATGATTTCATATATAATTGTCACATTAAATGCATTATTATCAAAATCTGGAGATACTTTGACATCAATTAAATCAACTCTTGGTTCGAAATTAATTATTGATTGTCTAATTTCGTCTTTAATTCTGAGTGCAGAAATATCATCAATGTTCTCAAAAAGAACACCATAAAGTTGAGATCCAAAATCAGGATTAAAAAACTTTTCTCCAGGGAAAGTAAACACAATATTTCGAATAGATCTAGATATCGCGCTTTCATTTTTAAGGGCAATCAAATCTCCGTTCAGAGGGTTACTCTGAAACGACATGCTTATATCTTTAAAACCCTGACTTACCCTTTCTAGAGGCATGAAATATTACTATTCTGACTTATTTATCTTACTTTTTTCAACTTTTTTTGACTTCCCTAAATGTTTATCACTTGCAAGTTCTGTAATTAGTGTCATGCCAGACTTGATAAATTCTTTACTCTTGTCTACAGGTGAGTTAGCCATGAGATTTTCCTCTGATTTGAACAAATCAGAACTTTTTTAGGGGTTCTATCCCAGGAAACTATTTATTTTCTCTTTCTTTTGAAGTCTTCCAAAAATATTCTTCTTCATCGCCCATTCCAAGACGATCATATCCACGTTCAACCTGATAATATTGTGTAGAAACTTTAAAGTCTGGTATCTTTGGTTTATCTGGTGTCAAACTATTATCAAAAATTCTTAATCTGTTATTTGGATACAGGCAAAACTGGCCGTTATCCAACTGAATCAGATTGTGAGACTTATGTTCTGCGGGATTTTCACTTGTCGCATAATCAACGTAGTCTGGATCATGATGATAATTGTCTATGGTACACACGTAGGATCCCCTCTGAGGTCCATGATCCCTAGTGTAGCACTCAAAGTCCATCGAGCCTATGAATTTCTTGTTCACGGTCACTACACCGTAGTCCATACAATTCCAAAACTGTAGGTTTGGAAGATTCATATCTGGATCCGGTGTCTTTGGTTCCGAGAGAAACGCGGCGATTGGCAACTTATCATACATTGCCGCATACTCTGGTAAGTATGTCTCAAAGTAAAAAGCGCGTCCAGGTATCGATTTAACAGATACCCAAACGCCCTTTACGAATTGTCCGTGCCCACTCTGATGGTCCGTAAGATACTCTTTCCGGACCCATACTTCTTCCGAAGGTAAGTTAGAGATTAAACAAGACATATATTAAATTTTATAAACTCTTTTCTTATTTAACCTTTTCCCTGACCACGATAACGCTTTCGCGCTTTATTACGAGACGTTGCGGCATACTTGGTATGCTTGCCCGCGCCTTGACGAGTGTTTTTCGGAGTTGGGACAATCAGATCTCCGGTCTTTGAACGCATTGCCATAAGTCTTTACCTCAAATTACACGAGTCTTTTCATGACCGACACGAATGCGTGGGTCACACCAGATTTCATAACCTGCTTCTTTTGCATCTAGACAGAATGAGACATCCTCGCCACACATGTCCTGAACTTCACCACTTTCGAATACCTGCATCTTGGGCGCAAACCATGGATAAGCCATTTTGTCATTCTCAAATACGCCATTCTTAATCATGACCCATCCAAAACCTGAGTAATCTACAGTGAATGGTTTCTGACGATTTGCCATAGTCTCCAGTGTTTCATGATTCATGACACCACCATTACCACGGAAGTCCTCTTCGTCCAACCAGTGTGCAACAGAAGATGTTTGACCGTCTTCCGTACAATACCAACCAGCAGTGATATCCTTCTCTTCACCTTCAGCAGGAACTGCAAGATCACAAAGTTGCCAGAACTTCTGAGAGTTAAAGACAATATCACTGTCAATCCACAGTTGATAGTCATACTCCAGTTTGCCGTCCCAAGGTGCTTGCTGAGGTCCACGGAGAACATTTGCACCCAAGCACTTACAACGTGCAAAGTTCACCATGGATGAATAGTCTTGACTGATCTGAATAGCCATTCCATTTTGTACCAGATCAAAACACATCTGTACAAAGTTTTTTAGAAAGGTATACGAACATCCTCTTCCTGGAAGACAGAATACAATCGTCTTCCCTTTCATACGCTCTTTAATTGCGTCATAGTCCCACTCTTCCTCTTTAGGTGCTGTGGGGGCATTTGCCTTAACAGTAAATCCTTTAGCCATAAGTTTGAATTAACTTCATATCAATTATAACAGTTTATATATGCACTGTCAATCAGATACTACTATCTCCTCATATGACAAATCCTCAATCACATAGTCGGTTTTCATGATGCCGACCATACCATTGAGGGTTATCCATGTCTTCTTAAATTGTCCTTCTGTCAGATTCTTATATAAACACTCGTCCTTTGCGTATATGTGATAAACCTTCTGGGGCGAAATTTTTCTGGGCAAATTTTTTTTCTCCACATCAAAACAAAAGTTGAATTATATATACCTCTCGAATTCGGTCCGTTGTAGGTTAGGGTAGTTAGGGTTTTTTATATACACGCCCGCCATCAACCAACGCCAACAATCGCGAACAACTGCCGATACTGTAAGTCTAACACATAAGGGGGCAAAGTGTCAACAATGCCCCACTGCGATACTATCAACCAAACACAAGATCTGCGATTTCGTTGATAGTTTGATCACTCTCATAATCAGCGACGATAACATCGAGAATGGCGAGAATCTCATTGCCGTTGTTACCGACGTTGAGCATACCGAGTGCAGTTGAGCGAGACATAATAAAGGAGAAAAGTGTTAGTGAAGAATGAAGACCTGGGACTTACCGATGCAACGCTAACGTGCCCAGGTTACCGATACTTTGTCAGTTCATTCGCATACCAGAGAAGAAAGGAATTGGCGATCCGTTGTAGTTAACGAACCACTGATAGTTACGTTGGAAGACATACTCACCAGGCAATCCGTTCTCCGAAAGAATAGCATTCAGACGAGACTTTGTGGTCTTCGATTGCCAACCTCCGTCGAAGAGTTCAATGAAACCTTCGCCGATTTTCGAGATCAGATTGCCGTGTAAGTAGACATGAGCGACATCATCAACTGTCTGAACTGTGGTGTTATCGGACGACCAATTCGTGCCGTTCTCGATTGCTTTGTTCATCAGAGTTTCGATCTTGCGCATAATGAGAGAGTGATGGTTGAGTGTTACTTAGAGTGCCGATTCTCAGTCGGTTGCGTCAGCATTAATGCGGAACAATCCTGCGAGTTTCGATTGCAGTGTGTTCAGCACGATTGCATCCTCATCAGTATCAAAGTGGTCCTGATACTCACTGAGAGCAGCATCAATCAAGTCCCACTCATCTCCGGAGAAGTAGTCGCGAACGGTGAGAAGATCTGAGCGAGTGAGCATGTTTGTTTGTTTTCGTTGGTTGCTTACACTACTGGTACAATCAAGAGCTGAGTAACTTTAAAGCGACTGCGATTACCAACGGTCAGGTGTACTCAGGTCCTCTACATACGCTTCACAATGTTCTGGACCTTCCAACTTAAACATTCGATCCCAGTTGATATTGTGCGGGTCGAAGTCATTCATTGCTTCGATTTCCAGGGTGATGCGATACTTACTCTTCTGTGCTTGATGATAGATAGCAGGCATGGTTGGAAGGGTGGGAGTGTTACTTTGTTATTATAGATCGTCAGAGAGAATCTGTCAATCTACCGCAGACTATTTATGAGTAGTCCTTATATTACGAAGTGTTCTGTGTGGGATTTCTGATAGCGGGGGACTTGACATTTTCGCGAAGTGATGATAGACTGAGGTCCAAGATGACTATAAGTTCACACATTTATTCAGAGGTAATCAGAGGCATAAGTCACAAATAATCAATGAATATACTCCGCAGATACTGTCAAGCAACCACGGAGTAACTGTCAAGTAACAAGAGAGATAGAAAACGAAAGTATATTTATAAATGCATTTTTAATTGATTTTCAGTCATTTTCATAAGTGTTTGTACTTAAATTAGTTGTTACTTAGAGAGAGTTGCTGATTGAAACTGACCGGAGGAATAAGCATAAACGTTATGTGCTACCCAACCGTGATCTGGAGTATAGATGTAAACATACTCTGCACAACAGTTCTCACATTGCTCAAACAATTCCTCTGTGGTTGATGCAAATTGAGGAGGGCAATCTTCACCACGTTCAGAATAATAGAGAGGACGATTAGTTGGAAGTTTCTTCATTGCCCAATCTCTATCTGACCAGCAAGATGACATATCTCCACCATCAATCAGATCGGATGCCAACTTACGAGAGTCAAAGTGTTGTCCGAGAGTCT